AGGATATAAAATTATATATCTTGATGGAGTTGCAACTAACACAGGTGTTTATGAAGTACCTCTTGGAGAAGCAGGAGATGTAACACTTACTGGAACACAGACTCTAACAAACAAAACTTTAACTAGTCCAGCAATTGGAACAAAAATTGCAGACACTAACGGAAATGAATTATTACTTTTAACGGCTACAGGTTCAGCGGTTAATGAATTTACTTTAGCTAATGCTTCAACAGGTAATGGACCAACTCTTTCAGCAACAGGTGAAACTAATGTTGGTATAAATATTAATCCTAAAGGAACAGGAGTTCTTAAATCAGGATCTGGTGCAGTTAAAATTGCTGGTAAAGAAACTATATGGGTTCCAGCTGCAGCTATGTATGAAACAACAACTAATGGTGCATCACCCGAACAAATTGAAACAACAGCTTTAAGACCAGACATGAAAGTTATGGATTTTGCAGATACTGCAGATGATCATGCACAATTTTCAGTGGCATTTCCTAAATCATGGAATTTAGGAACAATTACTTACCAATGTTTTTGGACACCAAGCACGACAAATACAGGAAACTGTATTTTTGGATTACAAGGTGTGTCAGTTGGAGATGGTGATACTATTGATGTTGCTTTTGGAACAGCAATAAATATTACAGATGCTGGTATAGGAACAGTAGAAGATCAACAAGTCTCAGCAGAAAGTTCTGCAGTTACAATTGCAGGATCTCCTGCAGTAGATCAACAAACATACTTTCAAATATTTAGAGATGCAAACGTAGGTGGGGACACATATACCGGAGTAGCTAGACTTTTAGGTATTAAAATATTCTTTACTACTAGTGCAGCTAACGACGCATAAGGAATTTAGATATGAGAGATTTAAAAAATAATCTTACGTCAAGTAAGAGTACAAAAAATACAAAAATTAGAAGAGGTAAATCTTTTGGTTATCAAGTTTTAGGATTTGGTGCTGGAGGAATAAATAAACCAGACCCCTTGAACGTAGACTATTTAATTGTAGCAGCGGGCGGTGGTGCTGGCAGCGGCGGTGGCGGAGGCGGCGGAATGCGTACTTCTTTTCCAGGTGGAACAAAATTTACTGTAGAATGCAGTGAAAATGTAATTACTATAGGAGCTGGTGTTCAACCAGGTACTTGCGTTGGAGCTGGAGGATGTTCAGAAGTAGTTTCTGGAACAACTTTAAGTTCAGCAGGCGGAGGAAAAGGAGATGGTCAACCTTTAGCTTGTACTGTAAGAACAAATTCAAGAGATGGCGGAGCCGGTGGCGGAGGAACTGCTGCGGGCCCTTCACAACCTCAACCTGCAGGTCAAGGTAACGTACCTCCTGTATCACCCCCACAAGGTGCACAAGGTGGACAAAAACAATATATTGCTGGAGCAGGCGGTGGAGGCGGTGGCGCATCAGGACAAAATGGTACACCTGGACAAGCTTTACCACAACCATCTAACCCACCATTTAATGGTTTAGGAACAGGTGGACCGGGTGGAAACGGTACTGCTAATTCAATTACGGGTTCATCAACTACATTTGCTGGAGGCGGTGGCGGATTTGCTTATTGGCCAGGATACAATGCTGGAAACGGCGGATCTGGTGGCGGAGGAAAAGGCTCATCACATGGTCAAGGTCCAAACCAACAATCTCAAAACGGAACAGACGGACTTGGCGGTGGTGGCGGAGGATCTCAACAAAATAGAGGCGGAAATGGTAGAGTTATTTTAAGATATCCGACTGCATGTGCTCCAAGAGTATCAATAGCCCCAGGTTCTAATACAACAGCTACAACAGGTTGTTGTACAGTTGCAACATTTAACGTAACCGGAAGTTTAACTTTAGCTTAATATGGCACATAGATATGCAAGAATAGATCCAACAAATACAGTTACTAATATAGTATTAGTAGGAGAGGATCAGGCTAATGTTCAACAATGGGCTCAAAAAGAATATAAAACTACTGATTTATTTATAGAAATAAATCATGGCTCTCAATGGGCAGATGCCGTTGGTCCAAGTTATACTTATGAAAATTCTACTTTTGTTGAAAGAAAACCATACACTTCATGGATAGCTAATACTAGTCAAGGTGTTACAGTATGGGTTGCACCCGTAGGTATTCCAACAAAAATAAATAACGATCAGCCACCATGGCCTACAGACAGTAATCTTGACTCACAATCAGCTTTAGATGTTTTTCAATGGGATGAAACAAATACAAGATGGCTTAATGGTTTAAATCAGTATTGGGATGAAACAAATTCTACTTGGGTTAACATCTAACTCTTTACATATTATTAAAAAAATAGTATAAATTATCTATCTCAGACAGATAGAATTATGTTATTAAAATATTATTATTACTGGCAACAGGATGTCTTACCGATAACTTTTATCAACAATATTTTAAAAACAGTAAAAGAAACAAAACTTGTAGAAGCTACTACAATGAATTTAGAAAAAAGAAAAAGTTCTATTAATAAACAAAAAAAAGAAAAAAGAGATACTAAAGTAATTTTTTTAACAGACCCGTGGATATACCAAATAACAAATCCTATAGTTGATCGTGCTAATAGAGAAGCAGGGTGGAACTTTGAATGGGATTATAGTGAGCCAGTTCAATTTGCAAAATATTCAACAAAAAAATATTATGGGTGGCATTCAGATAGCCTGGAAAACCCCTATGTTTATGATAGACCAGACAACCCTAATCACCATGGTAAGATGAGAAAATTATCTACTATTATATCTTTAAATGATTCCTCAGAATATGAAGGGGGTGAAATAGAATTTGATTTTAGAGATGAAGATCCCGATAGATCAAAAAAATCAAGTAATATTAGTGAATGTAAAGAGTTGAAAAAAAAAGGAACTGTGGTAACATTTCCTTCACATGTTTGGCATAGAGTTAAACCTGTAACGAAAGGAACACGGTATTCGCTAGTGCTGTGGCATTTGGGTTGGCCGTTTAAATAAATGATAAAGGAAAAAATGAAAATACATAAAATATTTGAAACACCACTATATCTTTATACAGATAAAGAATTTTTAAAATTAAATAAAGTTTGTGATAGATATATTAAAGAAGGTAGAGAATGGAATAAACAAAAAATAAAAAATAGAAAAAAATTTTATAAAAAAGATATCGGAGATTTTGGTTTAAGCCACGCATCAACAACTTTATTAGAAGAACCTAAAATGGAAGATTTTGAAAAGTTTGTAGGACAAACCGCTTATAATATTTTAGATGCTCAAGGGTTTGATATGTCTAAGCAACGAGTTGATTTTACAGAAATGTGGGTTCAAGAATTTGGTGCAAAAGGCGGCGGACACCAAAGAAATCATGTACACCATGCCCACCTATCAGGATTTTATTTTTTAAAATGTAGTGAAAAAACATCCTACCCAATATTTCATGACCCAAGACCGGGAGCAATGATGACTAAACTTCCTTTTAAAGAAAAAAAAGAAACTATGACAATGACTGAAGCTGATGTTAGACCTAAACCTGGAGATTTTATATTTTTTAATTCTTATCTTCCACATGAATTTACAATTGATCCAGGGATTGAACCTTTTAGATTTATACATTTTAATTTAATTGCATTACCTGAAAAATATTTTGAACATGAGCTTTCAAAAAAATAAATATATAATAATTAGAAACGTAATTCCTAAAATACTAGGAAAATTTTGTGCTACATATTTAGAAATGAAGCAATATAACTATAACGTTTTAAAAACTGAAAGATACATAACTGATTTTAATACAGACCATGGTTATTATATTGATCCTCAAGTGCCAAATACATTTTCTATTTATGGCGACCAAGCTATGGAAACTCTATTCCATTTTGTTAAACCTAAAATGGAAAAAATAACTAAATTAAAATTACATGAAACTTATGCTTATGCTAGGCTATATAAAAAAGGTGATGTTCTTGAAAGACATAAAGATAGAATTAGTTGTGAAATATCTACTACGCTTTTTCTTGCTGGTGATCCATGGCCTATATATGTAGACCCGAAAGGGGCTGGTGATTATTCTGGATCTGAGTATATCCCTTTAAACAACAAAGGTGTTAAAGTAGATTTAAATCCAGGTGATATGTTAATTTATAAAGGATGTGATTTAGAACACTGGAGAGAATCTTTTAAGGGTAATATTTGTGCACAAGTATTTTTACATTTTAATGATGATAAAAATCCTAAAGCTATAAAAAATAAATATGACACTCGTCCTATGTTAGGTTTACCTAAATACTTTCAAGGTAAAGGATGATTGAAATAGCGAGTTTCCTATCCCCAAAAACCTGTAGCTATCTGATAAACTTTTTTAAAAAAAATACCAATGCTGCTAAATCTTTTAAAAAAAGATTTACTATACCTCTACTTAATTTAAACAGCAGTGATATAAAAATTAAAAACATAATAAAAAAATATAAAGCAATAAGACCAAATCAGTCCCTAATAAATATCGAACTAATTTACTGGCCTATTGGGGAATACCATGATTGGCATGATGACACAATTTATTACGATTATACAACTATCACTTATTTGAATGAGGGTTATAAAGGTGGGGTGACTACCGTAGAAAAATATATTATCAAACCTAAGACTGGTAAAATATGCCTGTTCTCCTCGACTAAAAAACACAAAGTAAGTACTCTTGAAGATGGGGAAAGGTATGTCATATTGGCATGGTATAAAAAATGATTCTTAAACCCGTGATTATAGATAATTGGTATACTAAAGAAGAATTAAAAAAAATTTATAAAGAAATAGATTTTTATACAGATAAAAACAAACTTCAAACTCAACATGGCAATGTTGCTGTTGAAAATAAAACCGGTAAAGATATGGCTGATTGTTATAGAGTTAATTTAAGTTCTTTCTATACTGCAGATGGAAGAAAACTTTCAAACATTATTACGTTAATGGATAAAATGAGACAGAAAAAATTTCATGATCATATAAATAAAACTTGCGGGATTTATAATGGTTTTAAAAATACAGGTAGTGACAGCTCTATGTTAGCTTACTATGAAGACACACAGTACTATGAACCTCATACTGATACATGCAAATATTCTATTTTAATATGGATTAATAAGGAACCTAAAAAATTTACAGGTGGAGATTTAATATTACCTGATTTAAAACAAAAAATAGAATGTAAAAATAATAGATTAGTTTTATTTCCTGGTATGGTGTATCACGAAGTGACAGAGATTAAGATGAAAGGCAGCTATAAATTAGGAGATGGGCGATGGTGTATTGTCCATTTTTTTGATAACTAATAAAAAGATGATTAAAGTATTTAATGATTTTATAACAAAAGATTTTGCTGATGAAGTAATTAATTATGTAAGGACTTATTGTAAAAATAATGTCTGGGGTGTAAGTAATCTTAATTATAACCCTAAATTAATAGAGTCAAGTGCCCCAATACTTTCAATGCAGTTGCATGATAAACTTAATAAAAAACTTAAATTTTTTTATACAGAGAAATTTAAAGAGTTTAAAGATAAAGAATTTTTAATTGAGTTTAAAATATATACACCTGGTTCATATATAACTTGGCATGATGATGATTTATATTTGGCTGGGTCTACCATATATCTTAACAGGGACTATCATGAAAATGATGGCGGTGTACTATTGTATAAAGATAATAAAAATGATATAAAAGGAGTTGAACCCAAATACAGATCTATGATTTTAAATTATAAAAAAAAGAATTCACATTGTGTTACCATGGTTACACCTAAGCCACGGTTTTTAAGGGAAACATTACAAATATTTATAAAAGGATAAAATATGGACATAGAACTAAAAATAAAAACATTAGAAGAAAACATTGAGACATTAAAAATAAAATTAGAAAGTTCTGAAGCTGTTAAACACGGAGAAATTGGTATGAACCAAGCTTTAAAAGTGACTATACAAAAACAACAAATTTATATAAATGATCTTGTTGTATTAAATGAAAAATATATTGGACAAATTGCTAAAGCAAAAGGAGATCTACAGTTTTTCTTAGAAAGAAAATAATGAGAATAGTTAAGAATTGGTTAGATAAAGATGTAGCATATAGTATGCAAAGTTATTTATTAAAAAAACCTTATACATATTCTGAAGCTTCACACTCTAAATCTAATAGTAAATTTTTTAGTTGTCCGTTTGATATTCATAATGACACATATATCAAAAGTTTATTTCCTGAACTTATTAAACAATTTAAATACGATATTGAAATTATTAGATCTTATGCAAATTTACAATTTACAAAAATGGATGGTGAATGGCACACTGATGATGGAGAAATAACATGCCTATGGATGGCAACACAAACGCTTCCTAAGGGATCAGGGACATTGCAGCTTAAAAATAAACGAGAAGATGTAAAGTTTGAGTTTAATAAATTAGTTATGTTTGATGCCAAACGTCCGCATAGAGGTTTAGCTCCAAAAGAATTTAATACACCTAGAATAACATTGGCTTTTAAAACAAAAAAAATTTAAATATTATATTTTTGTTGCCATATAACTTCAAACCAACCTGTGATAATTGTTTTTTCATGAGTATCAGAGACAACACCCCTGTGTGTATGAGTGAATTCAGCCGGCCAAATTAATGTCAAACCTTTCTTACACGGCGTTATTAGTTTTTGATATTTAAATTCTGTTCCTGCATTTGGTGCATCATTTAAATAAGTCATAAAAACTAGTTTTCTTTTTATTATTTGTGGGTAACCTGCATTTTCAAAATGCCATGTTTTAAAACCACCACCTTTTGGGTAGTGTTGAATTAAATAGGGTTGAGCAACATTAAATCTTGCATACATACCAACTGATGTGTATTTTTTTTGATACTCTTCTATACATTTTTGTAAATGGTGTCGATATTTTCCAAAAGGTTCAAACGTATCTTTAGGCTGTATCATAATGTCGGTAGATTCTTTGACATCTTTTAAAACTTGAAATGTGGCTACAGTCCCAACATATTGTTTTTCTTTGTTGTCTTTATAATATCTAATTATATCATCACATAGTTTTTTAGGAGCCATGTAACCTGCTACAAAACTTTCAAATGGTAATTTGTATTCTTTCATGTTAAAATAATACTATAAGAGATTATATGGATTTTGTCGATAGATTAAAACAAGTAAAACACGCTACTAGTAATCAAAAAAAGAAAGAAGCATGGGATATCGAAGGGGTCTTAAACAATCAAAAATTAAAATTTGATCTCAGTCCGTTAAAAAACAATACAAAAAAAGGTTTTTTTAAAACTAAGGCTGATAAAATAGTAGTGGATATTAAAAACCAATGGGTTATTATTGATGTAGAAGAACTACATCAATATTTAATCAATAATCAGACTAAAATAGTCCAATTAGAAGAATTGATATCCGAACTAGAATGGAATATACTACTACCAAAAATTTAATAACCCTATATAGTGTGATATTATGTTACAAAAATTAGGCTTTACACCAGGATTTAACAAACAAGTAACCGAAACAGGGGCCGAAGGTCAATGGTTTGATGGTGATAATGTAAGGTTTAGGTATGGTTCACCTGAAAAAATAGGTGGCTGGGATCAATTAGGTGCAAATAAATTAACCGGA